ATCTTCAAGAACACCGGCGTGAATACCACCCTGACTGCCCATATCTATCGGGCGGGGGTGGAGCTGAACGCGACAGAGATCGCGGCGCTGGGCACAGTCTACTGGTATAAGGACGGTTCGTCCACGCCGCTTTCAGTTACCGGTCAAACGCTCAATGTAACGGCGTCCGATGTGCTCAACCGGGCGACTTACGTCGCGCAGCTGGAGGACTAAGGGGAGGGAAAGCCAATGTCTGTAAAAGCATCGGCGACGGTTACGCTGTCGTCCATTCGGGATCTGCAGTCCTGCACGCGGTACTACCTGCTGCAGCCCTCTTCCTCCGCCAAGCCCGCCAAGCCCACGACCAAGCCGCCGGGCGGCAGCTGGGTGACGATGGAGCCCAGCTACACCTCTGGCAGCACCAACAGCCTGTACTTCTGCGACCTGAACGTCTTCACGGACGGCGATTTCGCCTACAGCGACGTGTCCCTGTCTTCTTCTTATGAGGCGGCCAAGGCAGCGTACATCCGGGCGGTTTCCGCGGAGGGCACCGCCACCACCGCCCAGACGAAGATCGACGGCATGATCGTCGGCGGCACCAATATCATCCGGGAAAGCGGGCGGTTCCCTGAGCAGCTGGATCGGTGGGCCCTGAACGGCGGGACTGTGCTCGAGGTGGTCAACGAGGACAGCTTCAACTGCCTCCGTGTTCTGGGCTCCATCGCCCAGACCGAGAGCATCTATCCCCTGGAGTGGAATACCGAATATGTTTACCACACCATGGTGAAGTTCACGTCGGGCGGCACGCTGCAGAACAACAGCCCGCTTCACTACTGGTTCTACAAGTCCAATTCCCTCACGTCCATAGGGGCGAGCAACGGCGCGATCGACATCATCGACTACTACGTCAATTCTCCTGGAAACAAGACCATTCCCAGCGGGTCATGGTGCCACCTGGTGATCAAACTGAAAACCATTGCAAAGCCCTCGGATTACAGCTACGTCCTGTTCCGCCCCTTCTGGTATGGCACGATCATCTCCACGGCCAACAACTACTACTGGGTCCGGTGGATGCAGCTGGAAAAGGGGAATCGCCCCACGGACTGGTCGCCCGCCCCGGAGGAGGTGGCCGAAGAGGCGGCCTCCGCCCAGAGCGCCGCCGAAAGCGCGCAGGCCACGGCGGACGCGGCGCGGGAGGATTTCAAGCGGGTCGTGCGCATCGACCAGGCGGGGCTGCACGTCGGGGACAACCAGAACACCAATAACGAGGTGCTCATCGACTCGGAGGCGGTGAACGTCGTGACCGGCGGCGTCATGGAGTCGAAGTTCGCCGGTTCTTACATCCAATTTGGCTACTACCAGCTTCGCCGGACCGCCGATAACGGTCTGGCGTTCAAGGTTAAGGAGGCATAATCATGGCAACCTACGCTTACCAGCAGAACGTCTTTGACGGCGCGAGCTACGGCTACATCAAGTATAACATCTCCCCGGACTTCGGCAAATACGTCCCGCCGGGGACGCGCGTGACCATCACCGGACAGGCGTACTTCAAGAACAGCGCCAAGAAATCCATTGAGGTGGAGACGACCGCCTCCGGGCAGTTCAAATACGCCTATGTGAACGTATCCATCCCCAAGGCCACGGTGACGAACTTCACCCTGACCTTCAAGATGTGGGAGCTGTCCAGCGCCTGGGGCACCGGGCGAGTGCTCAACGCGCCCATTCAGTTCACGATGTTCAGTGGGGCCAACATGGGCGGCAGCGGCGACGGCACGGTGGCGGTCGCGGCGCAGAAGATCAGCTACCTGACCTACAGCATCAGCCCGACGATCAAGAACGCGGAGTTCGAGCGCTACTCCCTTTCCGGCTCCACCTACAAGAAGAACGACGAGGGGAGCTACGTCCTCGGCAAGCTGGCCATCAGCCTGGCGTCGGGGAGGACGGCGTCGGATATCACGGTGAAGAAGGCTGTGGTATCCAGCAGCGCCGGGACGACGCAGACGATTACTCTGTCCGCTTCGGTGTTGACGTCGGCGCTCTCTGCATCGGGGTATTCGGAGACCGCGCCGGGACTGTTCTCGTCCATCAGCTTCAACACGGCGTACAACTACACGATCACGTTTACCATAGGGGATGCCTATGAAACTGCCGTGTTCGTGGTGCTGATCGCTCGGGCCTTCGCCAACATGCACCTCTCGGGGCTGTCCACCGGCGGCGTGGCGTTTGGACGCTTCTCCTCCGCAACGCAGAACAATCCGAAGCTGGAGAGCGACTACCCGGCCTATCTGTACGGCGGCATCAAGGAATTGACGCTGAGCTGGCAGACGCTGGCCCCGGCCAGCGGCGTTACCACGCCCAACACGAACAACTACGGCGGGGGAGCCCTCCAGGTGACGAAGATTGGCAGCCATGTCATCATACGGGGCGGCGTGCTGGCGAAGTCCGGGGCCACCCTGGCCAATATCCCCAGCGGTTACTATCCCACGGACGGCAATCGCTACAAGCTGGTGCCCTGCGGCGGCTCCCGCGTGGCGAGGCTCTACGTCAATGTATCCGGTGTGTTCAAGCTGGAATGGGTGCGCAATCTGAGCGATGGAGCGGAGTACACCACCGCCCTGTGGGTGGACTGTAACATGGACTATTGGCTCGATTAAATGTCCCACGGGAACATATTACACCATATCGATCTTGGAATCAACCGCTTCTTTAGCAGAGGGCGGTTTTTTCATATCACAAACAGGAGGAAAACGAAATGCGAGATTTCACGATTGACCTGATCTGGACAAAGATCCAGATCGCCGTGGCCGCCCTGGGCGGGTGGATCGGCTACTTTCTGGGAGGTGTGGACGGCCTGATGATCGCCCTGATCATCTTTATGGTGCTGGACTATGTGACCGGCATCATGTGCGCAGTGCTGGACAAAAAGCTGTCCAGCGCCGTCGGCTTCCGGGGGATCTTCAAGAAGGTCCTCATCCTGATGATGGTGGGGATCGCCAACATCGTGGATGTTCATGTGGTGGGCACGGGCAGCGCGCTGCGCGGCGCAGTGATTTGCTTCTACCTGAGCAATGAGGGTCTGTCCCTGCTGGAGAACGCGGCCTATATCGGGCTGCCCATCCCTGAAAAGCTCAAGGATGTGCTGGCTCAGCTTCATGGCCGGGAGAAGAAGGAGCAGGACAAAGAAGAACAGGGTGAAACGACCACTACGACCAAACCGGACGGCGGCAAGTGACCGCCGTCCGTTGGAATATACAACAGGAGGATATCATTATGGCAGTGAAGATTGGAAGCGCGAGGATTGACGAGAACGGCAAGGCCCACGGCGGCAAAGCCGGCGACCAGACCGGACGGGAGGTCAGTACCCAGAGCTGGTACCTGAGCAGCAAGGGTTGGCGGGTGTTCCGCACGAAAAACCCCGCGGTGGCGGAGAAGATCGCCCAGTGCATGGAGCGGGCCTGCAAGAACAGCAAGATCGGGTACGACCAGTACCAGAGGAACACGCTCTACAAGGTAGCCGAGCCCCTGGGCTTCGATACCGCGAAGGTCACCACGGCCTGTGAGACGGATTGCTCCGCGCTGGTGAGGGTCTGCTGCGCGTTTGCGGGAATTCTGGGTCTGCCCAGCGACTTCAGGACGGGCAACATGCCGTCCAACCTGAACAAGACCGGCGCGTTCACCGAGCTGACCGGCAGCAAGTATCAGAGCCAGTCCACCTACCTGGGCCGCGGTGACATCCTGGTGACGAAGACCAGCGGGCACACGGTCGTGGTTCTGAGCAATGGCAGCAAGTACGAGGGGTCCGTCTATCCCGTGGAGTATGTGCTCGGCGACCGGACCATCCGCTATGGCTGTGAGGGGCAGGACGTGAAGCTGATGCAGGAGATGCTGCTGAAGCTGGGCTACGACCTGGGCTCCTGGGGCTGCGACGGCGACTTCGGGGATTGCACCGACCTGGCGCTCCGGGCCTTCCAGAAGGATTCCGGTCTGGAGACGAACGGCAAGGCCGAGAAAGAGACGCTGCAGGCGCTGGAGAAGGCGGTCGCTGCGCTGGAGGACGTGAAGCCGACCGGCAGGACCGTCCTGATCAGCGGGGGCAGCTGCTACATCCGCACGGCTCCCAACACCGATGGCAAGATTGTCGGGGTGGCCCACAAGGGAGACAGGTTGCCTTACGGCGGCGAGACCTCCGATAACGGCTGGCCGATGATCGAGCACGAGGGACAGAACGCTTGGGTCAGCGGCAAGTACGGCAGGCTGATCGAGGAATAAGCGATAGGACCGACATGCGCTCCGGGGAAACCTGGAGCACCTATAAAACCGACTGTGCCCTGGAGAATACCTCCGGGGTACTTTCTTTATTTGGAGGGAATTATGCAGAAGCAGGTTGAAGACGCTCTTAAGGATATTGCCACTGGCTCATTCCATGAATCGGAAGAACTACAGCGGGAGGTCGATTACTACCGGGCGCAAACTATTGCATCCAGGCTGCTGACGATTGGTATGATTACAAAAGGACAGTTTGATCAACTGACTGAATTGAACCTGTCCGCTTATGCGCCACGGTTCGAGACAATACTGACCTGTATGACTGGGGCGTTTTAGTTATCCTGAAAAAGCTTGATATTGGTTTTGCCTGGAGATATGATACGATACTACCAGAGGGGAGGCGTTATAATGAAAAAGGTCACACAGATCGGCGGAAAGGCCGCTTTGGCTGGCAAAGAGAAAAAACTCCGGGTGGCCGCGTACTGTCGCGTATCGACGGACAGTGATGCTCAGTTAGAAAGTTTGGATGCGCAGAAGTCCCACTACGAGCAATACATCTCAATGCACCCCGAATGGGAGCTGGCAGGTATTTACTTTGACGAGGGTGTCAGTGGAACGAAGAAGGAGAAACGGCCTGAACTGTTGAGACTGATTGCTGACTGCGAGGCTGGCAAGATCGACTTTGTCGTCACTAAATCCATAAGCCGGCTGGCAAGAAATACCACAGACAGCCTTGAACTGGTAAGGCGGTTAAAGAGTATTGAAATACCGGTATACTTTGAGAAGGAAAACATCAATACAAGCAATATGGAAGGTGAACTCCTTCTCACGATCATGAGCAGCATGGCCGAGGGGGAGTCCATTTCCATATCGGAAAACAATAAGTGGTCGGTCGTGCGTCGCTTTCAGAACGGCACCTATAAACTGACCAATCCACCCTACGGCTATGATTGGGATGGGAAAAACCTTGTGATCAATGAAGAACAGGCAAAGCATGTCCGTTGGATATTTGCACAGGTCCTTGCCGGTGTCCCACTGACAAGGATTGCCAGGGAGATGAATGACAAGGGCCTGCGGACACTCCGGGGGAACACATGGCAGACGGGAACATTGAGGGATATGATCGCCAACGAGCGCTATGTGGGCGATGTGCTCTTTCAAAAGAAATATACGGATTCACAGTTCAACCGGCATGTCAACCGGGGCGAAGTGAACCAATACATGCTGACTGACCATCATGAGCCCATTGTATCCAGAGAAGAATACGACGCCGCTAACACCTTGATCGAACGGCACAGGCGGGATAAGAATATAGACATTGAAACGGAAAAGTATTTGAAGCGCTATCCATTCAGCGGAAGGATCATCTGCGGAATTTGCGGGAAGCCCTTCAAGCGAAGGGTGCAGAATGGTTATACCGCCTGGTGGTGCAGCGGCCATATTTTAAACAGAGCCAGCTGTGATATGAAATATATCCGGGAGGATGCTGTCGAAAACGCCTTCGTCCTGATGCTGAACAAACTCACCTTCGGCTGCAAGCAGGTGCTTCGCCCTTATTATGCGTCCTTGAGCGTCCGCCTGGAGAAAGGAAAAGAAGGATCAGGGCAGGATTGTGGGGATGATTTGCAGCAGGCCCTTTCGGAGAATAAAGGGAAACGGGATATTCTGATACATCTGGCCTCCCAGGGCCTTATTGACGAAGCATTGTTCAATCAGGAAAGATCGGCATTGATCGCAGAGGCACGACTCATCCAGAAACAGAGGCAGGCGGATATGAATGACAATTCCCGAAACAACGAGGTGCTGCTGGCTACCCGGACATTGATACAGTTGGCGGAGAAGAAGATCAGCTTCACAACGTTTGATGAAGCGCTGTTTGAGGAGCATGTGGACCATATTTGCGTGGAATCTCGGGACAGGATTGCTTTTGTGCTGAAATGCGGACTTGAACTTCGGGAGAAACTGACATTGATTGACGGAAGGAGGACGACTTCTTGTATGGGTACAGAATTGAAGACGGCAAGCCAGTCATCGATCCGCAGCAGGCAGTGCGTTTGAGGGACTTCTTTGAACAGTACATTTCCGGGAAGAGTCTGAAGGGTGCGGCAGAAGCGGCGGGCATTGGCGATAAGGTAAATCATATTTCAGCAAAGAAAATCCTGATGAACCGACGCTATTTGGGGGAAGGAGATTATCCAGAAATAATCAGTACGGATATTTTTGAACAGGCCCAGGCTGAGATGTGCCGTCGCAGAGCGTCGCATACTCGCAAGCCGACGCCACGACAGGAAACGTTACATCCCATCGGGTTCACGATGCGCTATCCTACGCAGAACTATGATGATCCGGCTGCTCAGGCAGAATACATGTACAGTCTGATAGAATGTGAGGTGTGAAAATGGGAACGGTTACTATGATACCGGCGAAAAAACGGGTCGGGAACGCCCTCCGGCGAGAGGATCAGCCCAAGAAGCTGAAGATCGCGGCCTATTGCCGCGTCAGCACGGACAGTGACGAGCAAGCGACAAGCTACGAGGCACAGATCGCACATTATACGGAGCTGATCGGCAAGAACCCAGCATGGGAGATGGCTGGCGTGTATGCCGACGATGGCATATCGGGCACGAACACCCGGCACCGCGAGGAATTCAATCGCATGATCGACGACGCGATGGCGGGCAGGATCGACATGATCGTATCCAAATCCATCAGCCGGTTTGCCAGGAACACGCTGGACTGCCTGAAATACATCCGAAAGCTGAAGGAAAAGAACATACCGGTGTTCTTTGAAAAAGAAAACCTCAATACGATGGACGCCACCAGCGAAGTGCTGCTGACGATTATGGCGTCCCTGGCCCAGCAGGAAAGCCAGAGCCTTTCGCAAAACGTGAAGCTGGGGCTTCAATACCGATACCAGCAGGGGAAGGTGCAGGTCAATCACAATTGGTTCCTGGGGTATACAAAGAATGAGAATGGTTCGCTGGTCATCGATCCCGAACAGGCGGAGGTTGTGCGCCGGATCTACCGTGAGTACCTGGAAGGGGCCAGCATGACGCAGATCGCCCGGGGATTGGAGACCGATGGAATTCTCACCGGTGCGGGAAGGACGCGGTGGTACAACAGCACCGTGAACAAGATCCTTCGGAATGAGAAATACTACGGCGACGCACTTCTCCAAAAGACCTACACCACAGATTTCCTGACAAAGAGCCGTGTGAAGAACGAGGGCATCGTGCCCCAATATTACGTCCAGGGAGACCATGAGCCCATTATATCCAAGGAGATGTTCCTGCTGGTACAGGAGGAAATTGCCCGCAGACAAGCGGGAAAGAAGGATGTTTCGGGTCGGACAAGCCGGTATTCGACCTGTCATTGCTTTTCTCACATCGTGTATTGTGACAAGTGCGGCGGCCTGTTCCGCAGGGTTCATTGGAACAACCACGGATGCAAGTCCATCGTGTGGCGGTGCAGCAACCGGCTGGAAAAGGCTGAAGAGAAGTGCATGGCCAGGACGGTCCGGGAGGATGATCTGGAAAGCATTGTTCTCCGGGCTATCAATGAAACCTTCTGCCAGAGCGACGACTTCATGAGTGCCCTCGAAAACAACGTCCGGATGGTCGCGGGAAGTAAAAGCGGTCTTTCCCTCAAAGCCCTGGATGAGAAGATCGCATCGCTCCAACGCAAGCTGGTCGAAAAGGTCAATCACCGGGAGAATTACGAGGACCTTGTCGATCAGATCCAGCGGTTGCAAGCTGAAAAGGCCCTGCGAGAATCCGATGGCGCGAACAAAAAGCGGAACGTGCAGGTGCTTCATGATTTGCAAATATTCATCCGTTCCCAGGGTAAGGAGATCACCGAATTTGATGAGAAGCTGGTCCGGAGGCTGGTCGAGAGAATCATGATCTCCGATGAGACGGTGACGGTGCTGTTCAAGTCGGGACAGAGTATTACGATCCATGGATAAGAAACTGCGACCCTCGCTGCTGGCGATATGCTGGTGGCGAGGGCTTTTCTTATTTTTTGAGCTTGCGCACTGTCGCCCACGTGGGCCGATGTCGGGGGCTTTGTCGAATAGCGGCCACTCAGCCGACGTGGAAGAAAAGGGCCGGGACAAAGCCAACGTCGGGCTCACGTTGCGAGAACAACGCAGAACGCTCAATCCGCCGTCAAACCTCCGCACGGTGCGGCAGGGTGAAGGGGGGATTAGCTCCTCTAATTACCGATTTATCCCAAAACATCATTTTCGTAGCCTATCTTTTTTGTAGCCCCAACCTGACGGCCCAAAACATCATTTTCGTAGCACATCCAAATTGTAGCCCCGACCTGACGGCCCAAAACATCCTTTTTGTAGCCCATGAATGTTAAGAAAGCAAAACTGTAGCCTCGCGGGAAAAAAGAAAGTAGGCTAAATGAATCGATCGAAGTGATCGAACGTAAAACAGACCGGTTTCTATGCACAAAAATGCCCGAAAACAGGGCATTTTGAGCGTTTTTCCGCTATTTCAATGACATCCGAACCACCGTCTCAACGTGTCCCGTCCACGGGAACATGTCCACGGGCTGCGCCCACTCCAGGCGGTAGCCCCTCGCGGCGAGGCGCTTCACGTCCCGGGCGAGGGTGGCGGGGTTGCAGGAGACGTAGGCCAGCGCGGGGATGCGAGCGTCGGCGATGGCCTCCAGCAGCGCGGCGTCGGCCCCCTTGCGGGGC